TGTCCAGTTGTAAATGAGTTTACAAGAGTTACAACTACGTTTCCATCACCAGTATTGTAAGCATTGAGGTTAGACACTGCCCCAGCTCCAAAGGTTGCAGAACCTTCCCAAAGACCGGTAGAAGTTCCTACGCTAGATGCAAGAGTAGTAATGAAAGATCCACCACCGCCACCAGCTTGTTGAGGTGAGGTATTACGTGCACCGCCACCACCAGAGTATCCTCCAGCTCCTCCTGATTGACCTTGTTGGTTTCCGTCTGATTGTCCAGCGCCACCAAAGCCGCCATATCCACCAATACGTAAATTACTTGAAGTAATAGCTAAACCATTTTGGAAACTTCCTCCGCCAAGTTCTCCATTAGGTCCATTTTCACCAGTTCCTAAGAAACCTCCACCACCAGCAGAGAAACCAGGGGTAGATAAACCACCAAAACCAGTATTTCCACCAGAAGAAAGACCTGCAGTAGATGTAGCAGCAATATTTCCTAAGTGCCCATCTCTACCTGCTGCACCGTTTGCTTCGGCAGATCCACCACCAGCAATAAATAGAGGCTGCTTTCCAGTTTTACGAACAACAAACGTTCCTCCACCAGAGCCGCCCCAAAGAGTTCCAGAAGCAGGTGCGTTACCAATTTGGCCAACCACAATAGTAATAATTTCACCTTTAGTAAGGTTTACGCGACCTTGAACAATTGCTCCGCGCCCAACTCCACCTGCACCAGAACCATTGTAACCTGAAGCACCCTTTACGTTAAATTGATATAGACCTGATACGGGCACTGTCCAGTCTTGGTAACCCTGGTAATCTCCTTGACGAAGATAGGTATCTCTCCACGCAGACGCCCCAGAATACGCTGTGCGTAACTGTGTAATAGTTGGTGGGGTAGAGCCTGTAACGCCGCCACTAGTAAATGTATGTGTGTTGCTAGCTAAAGTGTAAAGTGCTTGAGCTCCAGCAAAGCTAGAAATAGAAACATTCTTTAAGAAGTAGGTATTGCCACTTACAAGTCCTGTAAGAGGTGTGCTATCTGTGTAGTACTTAACCGCTTGTAGATCAGCAGTTTGACCATCAATATTAAGTTTATTGTCGTAAACAATTGGAGTATTAAATTTAATAGATCCTGCAGACTCTGCAGTAATGTCCACAGCAGAGCCGCCAGAAGTAGCACTAAGTTTAAGTTGTTTTGGGTTAGTAGTAACTACATATAGCAAATCTCCAGAAGTAATTCCAGAAAGAGAACCAATTCCAGGAGTATAGATAAAAGTTTTACCTGAAGACATAGCTGCAGGAATGGTATTACCAATAGTATTTCTGTAATAGATGTAGTTTTCTTCACGGTTTACGTTTGTTTTAGCAAAGGAGTGAGTACCTGTTCCACCTACGGTGGTAATATTAATTGGCATTTATAGTCTCCTTATAGCCTTGTAATTGTAATGTAACCATTACCATTTTGATACCCAATGTTTGCAATACCTACTCCGTTAAATGTTCCAGAGCCGTCATATGCGGCATCACTTGTACCAACGTTAGTAGCTGAAGATATAATAAATGATCCTCCACCTAGACCGGCACCGATAGATCCACCAACAGAAGTCTGTCCTCCGTGACCTCCTGAGTAACCACCACCGCCACCTCCAGTGTTGTTACCTGAGTGACCGCCTCCGCCTCCGCCAAATCCACCAAGAGTTTCTGTACCGCTATTTGAGTTTCCACCAATAGCGTATCCAGTACCCCACTCATTTGATCCACTAAATGAAGCGCCGTGGGTAAAGAAGTGAGCATTTCCATCAGCACTTGCGCTTGCATCAGTGTATGAACGTCCAGGATATCCTGTTCCTCCACCTAGAAGACCTCCACCTCCACCGCCGTGGTATCCGCTTCCACCAAAACCAATTGATGGGTGAGAACCGTTAGACGCTGGGCTTAGGTTGTAACCATCCCAACGAGGTTGACGTCTAGTCTGCCCGTTATGCCACCTTTGTTCTGAAAATGTAGAGTAGCCACCGCCACCGCCACCAGCAACAAATAGTGGGGTGTTAGTTCCGTTAAAACAAACAAAAGATCCTCCACCGCCACCGGCGTGAGAGGTGTTGTTAGTAGCACCAGAGTTAGCCATTTGACCAACAATCATTTCTAGTTTATCGCCTTGCGTTAGTGTAACTCGTCCCCTAACAACTGCCCCAAAAGTATCGTTCCAACCTGGAGAACGCTGACCTCGTGCACCAGCTACAGTAAATTCATAAGTTCCAGTCCTTGGTACAGTCCATACTTGGTAGCCTGTAGCTCTTCCTTGATTAAAGAAGTTTGTATTATTTGCCCAACCTGGGTTTCCAAGTGCGCTTCTCATTTCTGACAAACTAGGGCCAAAACGTCCAGTTCTTCCGTTAGCTCCAAAAGTAGCGGTTGTAAACGCGTAAAGTTCTGGTGCCGGGTTAATTTGGAAAGTAACATCTGCAAAATCAGATGAAGAAGCTGAATCAACTACTGTAATTCTAATTGTTGCTTGAGAGTAAGCAGCGTTAGGTGTTCCTGTGATAGCTCCTGTAGAGGTATTTAGCGATAAACCTCCAGGTAAAGTTCCGCTAGTTACGCTATAAGTTAGAGGAGATGTAAATCCTACAGCTGTAAAGGAAACGTTGACTGAAGAGCTTCCTGCGGTAAGTCCAATAAACTCTTGAAGTTTTGGTGTTAGATCTCCAATAGTAAAGTTAAGTACTAAGTTGTGTGTTCCCCATAATCTTTCAACAAAGTAAAAGTCTTTTAACTCTGTAGCATTGTTATTTACGCCAAAATGACCACTTGCTGGGTATGTATAACGCAGCATGTCACCGACAGAGTATCCGTGGTTTTTAAGGTGAATTATGTCTTTATCTGTTGCAAGTCCAATAGCAGTAAAAGTGTGTGTTCCAGTTCCAGCAGAAGTAAAGTTAATAACTGACCCTGTACCAGGATATTCTCTAATAGTAGTAACATAGTTAATAGAGCTACCTACTTGGAAAGAAGTATCAATAAAGTATGTGCGACCATTTACAAGCGCTGTAGTTGATCCGCCATTAGAAGCATCTCCACCAGCGTTAATACTTGGAGGAGTACCTGTAGTTGCATATTTAACCATCAAGCCTTGGTATAGATCTAGGTCCGCAACTCCAGAGCCACTGGCTCCAGTTACGTTAGACCCACTAAATGTACAGTTGTTTAAGAACTGCCCGTCTGTGTTTGTTCCGTTAAATTCTTTTTCTGCTTCTTCTGTTAAATCAACAGTAACCTCTGTTGCAGCGTCAATGTTGTTACCTGCAAATAGACGGGCTTCATTTGCTTTTTGGAAAGTTCCTGTAAGAGCGTTAGGTGTTGCAATTACTGTTCCATTAGGAACTTGACTTACTGTAAATATAGATCCGTTTATATTTGAAGTGTCTAAAGACTTTAAGAAAACTACACCTCTAGGGTTTGTATTAAAGTACCCACCAGCTGTTGTAATGTTGTAGTAAAGAGGTGCTCCAATTGGAAGACCTACAAAGTTTTCAGTGGTGTGGGCTACTGTAATTTGATTAGTAGTAGGGTTAAAAGTAGATATTGAACTTACAGTTCCACCGGCTACTGCATTGTTATCAAGATCAAGTCGATAAGAAGTAAGAGTGTTGGAGCCATCAAATACCTGCGCAGTAGCAGAGTTAGATGAGTCAAAGGCTTTAGCGTTTGTGTTAGAAGAGTCAAACTCTTGTGACACTGTTGAGTTAAGGTTTAGGAAGTAAAACGGTGTGTTAGCTCCAAAACCGTGTGGGGACTCTGTTTTTACAGTAAGCGTAGATGCGCCTTGAGCGTCGGTAACAATTCCGTCAGAGTCAGCAATTTTAATTTGAGATCCTTGGAAAAATTCTCCAGAAACAATAGATGTGTATAGATCCTCAATAGAAGCTGCATCTGGTTGGTTTTGCTTACAAAGATAGGTAAAAGTAGTAGGTGTTGGAACTGAGTTAATAATGTAGGCACCGTCTGCAGTTAAAGACTTAGTACCACTTACGTTAATTGGAATACCAACAGCAAGTCCGTGAGCAAGTGAGGTAGTTACTTTAATTTCACGAGATACCGCAGTTGTTGTAATAGCTTCAATATTAGGGATGGTTGTATCACCGCTCTTAGAAAAGAACGATGGGGTGTTGTTAATAAGCTCAACTGTTTCCCACTTGGTAGGCTGTAGACCGTACTCAAAGTCGGTATCAATAAGTGTCTGCGGTTCGGAGACACGGAGCTTGGTAACCGGATCAATTAATTCGGCTGGGAAACGGATCTCTCCGCCTGTACCACTGCCTGAACTACCGCCTAGAAAACCTGGCATTGATTTTTACCTCTCTTTACCTGCACCTAGTACAAGATACTTGTTATTGCAATTTTTTACGGCTTATACTTCTTTTTAAATTCCAAACCACCACATTGTGCCTATTTGTAGGTTTCCTGGCACACCTGCGGGGCCTGTTGGGCCAGCATTTCCAGAACCTACCTCTGTCCACACATTATTAAAAAATACGTATGTTTTTGCGTTTTCTGTATTAAACCAACCATCACCAGCAGCAGCTGTTGAAATAAGAGGTGCTGTAGGACCCGCAGTAAATTTACCCGCTGGTCCAGTATTACCTGTTGGACCTGTAGGGCCCGTAGGGCCGGTTACTTGTGAAGCAGCACCAGTAGGTCCTGTTTGACCTAACTGACCTTGCAATCCTTGTGGACCAGTAGGTCCGGTAGGGCCTGTTGGGCCTGTAACAGTTGATGCAGCTCCAGTAGGGCCAGTGGCACCGGTTGCTCCAGTAGGGCCAGTAGCTCCATCACTACCTACATAACCAGGAGAACCTGTTGGACCGGTAGGTCCTGTTGCACCGGTAGGTCCCATTGGTCCAACAATCTGCCCAACGTTATTCCAAGTCGTGCCGTTCCAAACATAAAGATCTTCATTCGCAGTAACAATAAATGCATCGTTAATTGCGTTACCAGATGCGGGAAGATTTATTACTGCGGCTACTGTGCCACGAATATTGATGCTAGTTCCTTGCGGACCTGTTGCACCTGTTGCTCCGGTTGCACCGGTTGGACCAGTTACAGTTGAGGCTGCACCTGTGGGACCTGTAGGCCCTGTTAACCCTGCGGGACCAGTAGGTCCAGTTACTCCTGAAGAATAAGATAATGAATTCCACGCAAGTGTTCCATTACCAATTTTAAATTTACCAGTATCGTATTCGTAACCTGCTTCACCTTGTGCAAGTACGGGATTTGTTGCAGCCCACTCTGCTGCGGTGCCACGTCTAAATTGAACTTTAACTGCCATTAGCCGTTAACTCCTCCGCAATCAATAGTATCGACGCCGCCATAGTTTGTGTTGGGAGCTCCTGCGTCTACGTTAAGTATTGTACTTCCTGCCGCACCAGTTAATCCTTGCAAACCTTGTGGACCTGTTGGTCCTGTTACACCTTGAACACCTGTTGGACCAGTAGATCCGGTTGGTCCTGTAGATCCAGTTGGGCCAGTTACACCTTGTGGACCTGTCACTCCTTGCGGTCCAGTAGGACCTAGTGGTCCTGTTGCACCTGTTGGTCCACTTACTCCTTGAATACCTTGAGAACCTGTTGGTCCAACTTCACCTTGTAAACCACGAATACCGGTTGCACCAGTTGGTCCAGTAGGACCAGTTACTGTGCTTGCAGCTCCAGTAGCACCGGTTGGTCCAGTATTACCAGTTAATCCAGTTAAACCTGTTGGACCAGTAGGTCCTTGTGGACCAGTGTCACCTTTAGGACCAACAATTTGTCCTACGTTATCCCATTGTGAACCATCCCAAACATAAAGATCGCCCTCATCATTTACAAGATAAGAATCATTTATGGTGTTACCAACTGTAGGCAATGCAGCAAATGTAGAAATTGATCCAAGAAAACGAATTGAAGTTCCTTGCGGACCTGTAGGTCCGGTTGCACCAGCTGCACCAGTAGGACCAGTTTGTCCAGTTGCACCAATAGATCCTGTTGGTCCTATAGGACCTGCAGGACCAGTATGTCCAATTGGACCGGTAGGTCCGGCAATATTAGATGGTGCTCCTTCAGGACCTGTAGGCCCAGTTGGTCCTTGAACACCTTGCGGTCCTTGCGGACCAGTTACAGTTGATGCGGGTCCAGTTGCACCAGTAGCGCCAGTTGCACCCTGTGCACCTGTAGGTCCGGTAGCTCCTGTTGCTCCTACTGCTCCTGTAGGGCCGGTAGGACCCGCAGGACCTTGCGGACCAGTACTTCCTGTTTGATCAGCACCAATAGTAATTACTGTTGTTGGCTGTTCAATTATTTCAACAATTTCAATATCAGCCATTACAGTGTTACCTGTTTTTCAGTAAAGACCTTTCCAGTCATAAACGTTCTAGTCTTTCCATCTGTGCCAGTTAATTGGACATCGTAGTAACAGGCGTAAGGAAGTTCTTTAGTAACAGATCCTGCAAGAGCAAGCTGAATAGTATCGTAGATTCCACCAACAGTTGATTGAAGCTTAGTAATTACAAACTCACCAACAATTACTGGACCTACTTGAGCACGGCCCCCAGTATGGAATAGGCGTAGTTGAGATTTAGGCGTGTAAGTGGCGAGATCCATTGAGAACTTGAGTTTAATAGCAAAGTCGTCTCCCGCATACATAGAGAGGTCTCTGGTAATAACATCACCTTCGGGAGTGACATCTCCATAATCATTGAGTGACAAACGTACCCGTTGTGGAAGAGAAGCATCATCAATCTCCTGTGGTCTGTAGATAGGGACAAGCTTATTAGTCAAACGACTAATACGACGTAGACTAAATACATCAATCTTGTAAAGGCCAATACCAAGAAGATTACATAGCTCTCGGTACTGTTCTTTACGCTGATTAATAATGTCTGTTAGCTGGCGGAATCGTTCTGTACGAGGGATAGATACGCCGTCAGGAGAAATAATATCTATATCGAATGAAGCATCTGTGGCTAGAGTATAAAGAGCCATAGTGGTTGCAAGAAGAATCATTGGGTATTCGTCAATAACCGGAAGAGTAAGAAGTGTTGCTCTACTACCATTAGTATCGGCAGTGCTATTGGCGTGTTCTGCAAAAGCGGTGTTTACGTATTGATTAATCTCTGCTGTTGTAAAATATTTAAATGCGGTTCCTGTAACGGTAACAATTACACCATCAGCTGGAGGGGTGGTAAGGACAATAAGCCCTGTTCTTTCCTCAACAGAGGTGGTTCCTGAAACATTTGTTTGACCTACTCGTACGGTCATTGTTGCGCCGTCTACCGGAGAAACAGTAAGATTAAAGCGTGTGGTAGAACCATCACCTCTAAAGGTCTCTGAAAAAGATCTTCCTTGATCACCTAGTTCAAAACGAAGACGTTCAGATAATGCCGCAAGTGTTGCCACTGATTCCTCCGATGAAGTTAATGTTCAAATAATCCCGCGATTATTAACATAAGTCAGGGCAAACGTTAAGGGCCCTCATGGACGAAGGGCGGCTTGTCCATGAGGGCGTTCTAGATTGTGTCTCTCTTAGAGACGATCGTACAAATAGCCTTTTTCTTGCAAGTGCTGAGCAACATGCTTTGCTACTTTGTACTTCTGTCCGGCTTTGAAGGAATAGTTGTTTCCTGCGCCGATTGTTACAAAATCTAGGTCTTCAGCGACACGAATAACTTGTGAATCGTCTGCAAGACTTACGCCTACGGTTTCGACTTCGTCAATAACTGTTGGGTTTCCTGGAACTGTTAGGTCCAAAACTTCTGTTTCTAGCTTTGCTGCAGCCTCTGCAGTAGCCATTGACATTTCACCTGCACGTTGTGCAAGTGCTTCTGCGTTAGCTGCAATTTGAGCTTCACGCTGACGTCCTGTGACGTCTGTTACTTTTGCTTTTGCCACGATTATTATTCTCCTATAAGTTTGTGTTGGGGGCGGGTTTTTAGGCCCGCCCCCGAACTGATTAAATTAGTTGGTTTCTGCCAAGACTACAGACTGGTCAGTGATTAGACCTAGACCGTAGATTGCATACCAAGCAAGTGCATGCTCACGACCGAAGTCTAGAATACCGCCATCGCGGAGTTCTACTGGTAGAGAGATTGCGTGACCGAATGCGTTATCTCCAATGAAGATAGCTGTGTAGCGGTCCTTGTTACCGTTACCGGTCTTTGTTGCTGGTGAAGTGTAACCTCCGCCAGTTGGGTAGACGATTGGGCTTACAGCTGAATCGGCTGAGTAACCTGAACCAGCTCCGTTTGCTACCTTCTGGATCTGTGTTGTCTCAATGAATACTGTGTCGTACAAACGACCAATTTCACCAAGCATGAAGTTACCTGGAGCAGCGTACTTTGTAACTTCGATGAACTCTGGATTGTCACGAAGCTTGCGGCTCTGGTGTGGGTGGATAAATGCCACGTAGGTTTCACCCAACCGTGGGATGTTCTTGGTTGCAAGTGTCTCTACTGCGTCCTTTACAACACCTGTTGTAAGGTCGAATGCACCAGTTAGAGATGCACGGCTTGTACCAGCGGTACCTGTGCCGTACCAGTCATTTGCAGCTGAAAGACCTGAGCGGTCGTAGCCGTAGATAACTGAAGATGCAGCCATGAGTGTGTCACGAGCCTGGCCATCTAGGTAGAGAGCCATGTTACGTCCAAGAAGACGTGAGGCTGAAGCCATTACGTCATCGAATGAAGCATTCAATAGAAGCTCAGATACAGCAATTGCATAGCCATGCTCTGCAACTGTGATTGAGAACTGTTGAGCTGTTAGTGCGTTTGTTGACATACGAACGCCTTCAACGAGTGAACCCGCGAAGCCGAGGTTGTTGTAACGCATAAAGTTGATCTGTAGACCTGGTGCAACTCCTAGTTCTGTCTTCTTAACAGCGAACTGTTCGAAGCGAAGAATAGGCATTGACTGGAAAAGGATTTCCTTTGACCAGATGGTCTGAATTGCTTGTGTAAGCTGGCTGTTAGAACCAGAGTACGCGGTAGGTGCTGCGGCTAAATTGCCGGTACCTGTTACGGCTGATGCCATGTCGGTTTTACTCCTTAGTTAGTTTTTAATTTATTAGGTAACTTCTTACCCGAAGATTCCCTTGCCTCGGTCAGATGCTGATTTACCCAGCAACTTACCTCGGTATTTTGCGTATTCGGTAACCGACATTGCGGCAATCTGCTCCGCAGTAAACGAGTTTTGCTCCATATTAGTGTCCATCGGTCCGGATGGAGGCGCTGTTACACGACTCCCAGTCATTTCTTTACGGGCATTCTGCATTGCAGATTGCGCCGATTCCAGGATTCTTGAAGATCGTTCTCTAAGTCCTGTAATACTTTGTTCAATCTCTTCAGGGGTATTTCCTGAGATGAGATCTACGAGCTCTGGCATGATGTTGTCACGCTCATCTTCCAAGCGGCGTGTGCGATACTCAGTGAGTTCCGCATATTGACGCTCACGCTCAAGAAGAGTGAAAGCACGTTCACGCTCTAAGCGCTCCGCTTCCAACTTTTGAGCCCACTCTACTTCTTTTGCCTCAAGAAGTTGACGAACATCCATCTCAGCTTCTGCCTTTTTCTTGGCTTCTGCTTCTGCCTCTGCTGCACGAGCTGCAGCTTCTGCAAGACGCTCTTCACGTTCCTTCTTAAGAACAGTGAGTTCTTCCTTTAAAGAATCTATCTGCGGATAGAGCTTAGATTTCTCTTGCTCTCTCACACGCTTTAGATCTTCTTCGCTATAGGCCTTGTCTGTCAAAACCTGCTCTTTTGTTTCTACTACTTTACTTTCTGTTGCTACTGGAACATCGGCTAAAAACGCTGCCTGTGCTTCCGGTGAATCAACAATATTTGTTGCTTCTGACATACTTTTTTTCCTTAGGTTTAAGAGGTCGTTGTCCGATTTAGTGCCACGATGACCTGCGGATTATTAGGTGGTAATAGGCTTTCAAACTATTGCTAGTTTGTCTGCCTAAACTTGTTATTCAGGTTTATCCGGATCTGGAGTCCTCTTTTGAGGAATCTTTGTTCCGTATGCTTCTGTAACAAGATCAACTTGAGTCTGCTGTAGTTCTTGCAGTACTCCTTCTTCTAGAGGAGAAATAACTCCTGGCTGGCCGGTAGGTCCTGGCCCGATACCTTGACCAGGGTCTTGTCCTGGAGGTGTGGTTCCATCTGGCAAAATTCCAGTTAAAGATGCGATAGATGATGCAATCTGGTTCTTTACCAGCTGTAGGGCGCCATCTGCCTTAGCGTCGGCAATTAACTCTGCTCTAATTTCTTCAAGCTTTTCGTCTGGGAATTCTTCACCAAGTTGACGCAAAGCACCTTCACGGCTCTCAAGACCCATAGCCATCTTACTTTGAATTTCATTAAGAACAATTAGCTTATCTAATGGGAGTGGAGGTGGGAAGTGTACTTTAGATTCATAAGTTGTTGGATCTTCAAGATCTAGGACTGGAAGTTGATTTGCCTTTATTGGACCATTCTTAAGTTGATCCCAAACAAAAACTTCTGGTTCTTTAAATGCAAGGGTGCGAAGAATCAAGCTATTTATCTGCTGCATTCCTTCGCCGTATTGAATCATCTTCTGTTGATAACGATTCATCAAAGGTTGGTACTGAATAGATAGGGCTACACCTGAGGTGTTTGAAATAGGCTGTACTTGTCCTAGAGCAGTCTCTGGAACTCCAACCATTTCATGCATGGCTGTCTTAATGATCTTTAAGTATTCCATAGCGCCTTGAAGACCTTGACCGCCACCTTCTAGGTTAAATACTTGTGCATCCTTTGGAAGACCGCCCCATACTTTCTTAGGCCCCTTTTCTAGGGATGAAGCTTTAGCTCCTGTAATAACAGTAACGGGTGCAGCGTGGTAATTAATAATGTCTGCTACATCTGTAGCAACTTCGTTGTAGTTGCGGTTTAGAACGATAATGTCGTGGCAATCAGATAAGCCCCAAGGAGAGCCAGATACACGAACATTTGCAATATGAACGATAGGGACAATGCCAATAGGGTTTGGACGAGAGTCAATTAACTCATCATTAATGTATTCTTCAATACGATCATCAGTAAGAATTTCTGTGTAGGTATATACCTGACGAGTACCTTCTAAAGAGGTACCCCAAAAACGATACTTAAGCTTAAAACGAATTAGGCGTGAACGATCATGTGGGTGAAACTCTGGAAAACAAAAAGACGCATTGAGAGGAAGAATACGAACACGTCCTGGGTGTCGATGGCCTGTAGAATCTTCATAGGCTTCTTCATAAGCTACTTTAACAAAACAATCTCCGGACACTCCGCCTTGTTGTCCCATTTCCCACATAACAGAATATTTATCATTATCTACTTCCCAAACTCTTTTAAGAGCGTCAGGGATTACTGATTCTGTTTCTGCTGGGCTTCGAAAAGATGCTCCACGACCAAATGTAAAG